GCTATTATCAGCCCTGCACCACCAACGTAACCTGCCCGGTAAATCCCCATAGCGTCTGGCAGGCAGATTCTGAGGCCTTGAATCTGACCTGGTATTATCTCTGGCTCTCCGAATCGCTGGAGCTCCAGGATCCCAGGGTGGCTGCAGCCATGCCAGCAGGCAGTTACATCTGGGCACTCAACCAACATGCTCGGGGCAAAAAGCTGGGATTCAAAGATCCTAACAACGCCACACCTAACACACTATATGCCAGTGCCCCCACACGGCACCTGGGCCCAAAAATGTATCAGGTGGTGTGGCAGGTTATTGGGTAGCCTTCAAAGTCAAGAAAAATCAGGCCACAGCCCCAGCCATCAGAGATCTTGCATTTTTCAAAAACCATGGGCAGGGTGCAGGCGTGCACTCTGTCCCTTTCTCGCTCGTGCGCAGCATCCACAGCACCCAGGTGCACCCAGTGGAGAGGACCTGGGAGGAGCTGGTAGTATGGTTGCGCACTGAACACGCACACACGGGCCCAAAAGAGGAGCTGCCAGGCTGGATACCTGCCCAATTCAGTGAGCCCAGCCGGGGTGAGCAAAACGTCAAGTGGGTAACCGCTGGTGTGCTCGACATGGATCGGGCATCCCCAGCAGAGCTGGAACAACTCCACAGCCGGCTGCAGGCCTGCCAACTTGATTACGTTTGGCATACGTCTTTTAGGCATCTCAGGACGTGTGGAGACAAAGCCCACGATACGGGGTGCCCCCCAGATGGCACCTGTACCAGGCCAAGGCTGCCCAAGTATCGCTTTGTAATCCGGCTGTCCAAACCTGTCGCTGCCACGCACTGGCCCAGGGTATGGTCAGGGCTGGCAGAGCTGGTCCCAGGTCTTGACACCCAGTGCAGGGACCCTGGCAGGCTCTACTTTGTCCCAGCCCGTATGCCCGGCTGCCCCTGGGAGTCAGGCAGCCACGATGGAGGCCAGGGTCTCGATGTGGATGCCATCCTGGCTCACGTGGCAGCCTCCACCACCCCAGCACGGGCCCTGAGCCTCGTGGGTGACGCTCCCACCCTCAAGGGCTGGCTCACCCTGGGCAAGCGTAATGCTGGGGGCCAGTCCGCTGCCAGGGCTCTGGGTGGCAGGGCAATGGTGGCCCTGGCAGAGGCCCAGGGGGAGGCCTTTGCCCCCGAGGGCCAACGAGACTCAGCCCTGTACCAGGTGGGGGCCATCCTGGCTGGCCAGTACCCCCACACGGACCCCACCACCCTCATTGCCCCCATCCGGGCAGAGCTCATCAGGCAGACAGCCGGGGAAAAGTGGCAGCAGGGCTCAGGCCCCGATGAGCTTGAGGAGAAAATCCGCCGCCACCAGGCAGAGGTCAAAGACAGGTCACAAGGCACCCACACAGCCCGTATGTCCCAGCTGGGCAGACAGGGCCCATACACAGAGCAGGAGATAAACCTGTGGTGCCAAAGACTCCACCTACGCAGTGCAGAGGAGCTCTCCCTGCAGCTGATTGTGTCAGTGCGGGGTGATTGTTATGTCTTCTTTGAGGGTGAATACCTGCACGCTGGCAGCCGTGAGCATGCTGAGGAATTTGTCCGCCATAGGCTGCAACCTGCCACCAGCCTGCCAGGCGTAACGCTGATGGAGCTGGACAAAACCAAGCTGGGGTATGCCGTCAAGGAAAAGCCCTGGCCTCAGCTGATGCGATCCTACGGCACGACTGTGGAGGCCATCAGTGAGAGCCTAACATTGCCACACACAATGGTCGATTTGACAGTCAAACCCAGCCGTCTGTTAGTTGCATGCTCACCACGGAATGCAGCTTGTAAACCAGAGAAAAGCGAACGGGTAGCCCAGGCCCTGAGCACCATGGTGGCCCCAGGACCTGATAGTCAGATCACGCACAACACACTGCTCTCCTGGCTGGCCACTGCCCCCAAACTCGAAAGGGCAACTGCAGCCCTGTACATGCATGGGCCCAAGCGAAGTGGCAAAACCCAGCTGGCAGAGGGCCTGGCCTACCTCTGGGGCCATCGGCCAACAGAGCTGCAGGAGGCTGGTGCAGCCTTCAATGAGCACTTGACCAAGTGCCCCGTGGTCTTTGCCGATGAGAGCCTACCCCGAGAGTGGGCTGAGGATACGGGCAAGCTGAGGCGTCTCATCACCAGCACTCAGCATCCCATACGTGAGAAGTACAGGGCCAATCGGAACCTGGAGGGTGCCCTACGTGTGATCCTGGCCTCCAACTCTCTCCACATGCTGGCCAAAACCCATGAAACGCTGGAGCAGTGGGATATTGAGGCCATCTCAGAGCGTATCCTTTACATACCCTGCAGTGAGACAGCCGCTCCCCACCTGTCGAGGGAAGAAATAGCCAACCACATCCTGTGGCTGGAGCAGACCCACAACGTCACCCCGGATGGCAGGCTCTGGGTCTCAGGGACTGACTCACCATTGCACAGGGCATTACGGACCCAGGGACGTAACAGAGCTCTGGTCTGCCAGTGGCTCCTCAAGTTTTTGGAAAATCCGAAGATCTGCGACAGCTCTCAGGAGCGGTATAAATATGACCTGGGGCCAGCCGGTCTGTTTATTGCCCCCAGGCTCATTGCCGCTAAATGGGATATGTACCTGGGCACCACCAGGCCCCTGGAGCTCCCCCAGATAACGGCTGCCCTGTACGAGATTGCCGAAAAAGGTTTGAAAAAAGGCCTGGTGCGAGTAAGGTTAGAAGACTTGTATCAGTTTGCAACTCACCACACCTGGGGCATCGACTCCCTTGGGGAGCTGCAGGCCATGGTATGGGGCTCAAGTAAAGTCAAGCACTAGTCAGGAGTAAAAACGGACCGTGTATAATTCAAAAATCCTAGAAACCCCTTGTCACTGCTGTGGTGAATGGGCTGAGATCCTGTGCACGGAAGTCTGGGATGATACCGGGCATTATTGGGTGCCAGTGGACAGTTGCGAAAAGTGCACGCCAGCAAACGACAATGAATAGCCCCGTTCGACATCTGCCCCAGCTGCAACAGGCCTGGCCAGTTTCACCCTCAGCCATCAAAACCTGCATGGGCTGTGCCCGTAAGTGGGTCTTGGACTTCACAGCTGAGAGAGTCGAGACAGAAAAGCAAAAGCTGGGTACAGAGCTGCACGCAGTCCAGCAGGCTTACTTAACCGTAGGCAAGGCCCAGGATCGCAGTACAAAAGTGGGGGCCATGGCCTTGGCTGGGTTACCGTACATGCCACCCCCCAAGTCAGGCCATGTGGAGACCAAGGCTACATTGACAAAAGGTGGCATCCAATATGTGCTCATCATGGACTACCATGGCCCCAGCTCTCTGGTCCCTGGTGCTCCCCAAGGCATGCCTGCAGTTATCGACCATAAAACCAGCAGTGCCCCCGAGAGGTACGGACTCTGGGGGCACGATGCCATGGTGCAGGATCCCCAGACTCTCATTTATGCGGCCAAGGCCCTGGAGGATGCCCCCGATGCAGATAGGGTTTTTCTCCGATGGCTGTATTATTGGTCAAGTAGAAAATCCAAGGCATTGCCCTCAGATACGGTAATCACCAGGGCAGAGGTAGAGCAGTATTGGGGCACACACGTGCACCCCTGGGCTGAGTACATTATCGGCCTACAGGTCCAGATGCCTGGTGGTCGGACCAACACACTAAAAAACAGCACACTGATAAACCTTGGAAATGGCCTGCCAGGCAACACCCAAGAGTGTGATAAATACAGCGGCTGTCAGCACGCTGAGTCCAGGGGTGGCAGCTGTAGGCTGACCTCTGGCGAAAAGCTCTCAGCTTGTTTCCAGGGCTTAGATGATGCGAAGATCTCACCTGCCAGTAACCCAGTTATTCGATTGACACCCACAACGCTACCAACATCACCACAGCAACAGGAAAGAGGAAAAATCATGGATTTGTATTCACGTTTGACACAGGGTCTCGGAGTCCAGAATGGTGCCCAGGGTGCCCAGGCAGTTATCGACACCAAAAAGTCAACGGATGTCATAAATGCCCCTGAAAAGCCGTCCAGCGTGGCAGCCCCAACCAAGGGGGCAGATTTACTTGCTCACCTCCAAGCTGTGGGACATAATCCCGTAAAAAACACCACGGCAGTGCAGGTGCCTACGCATACAGCCCCTGTTATTGTTCCTACAGCAGCAGCAGCAAAAACTTTAGCAGTCCCAGCTCTTGATATACGGGCAGTCACTGCAAAGCCTACGGCACCCCCACAGACACAAACGGCAGTCACAGCAGTTGCCCAGGCTGGGGCACGGACAGAGAATGTGGTAGCTTCAGCTGCCACACTTATCAACAGTGGCCGGGATGAGCTAGCCAGAGAGATGGCAGTTCACTTGTCTGCTAACCTAGCTCTGACCCCCACCCAGGTGGCCAGCAGAGCCTATGCAATCGCCGATGCTCTTTTGAGTGTGAAAGCTACTTGAAAGCCGGGCCCTGTCCGCTCTAACGGCTGAGGCCCCACCAGGTCCACACCCATGAATGCAGTTTCACGGAACCCAGAGCCACCACACCCCGATATCTTCGACGCTTTGATTGAGAAGTTTGGAGAGCCCAAAGACCCTCGGATTCCTAGAACGATGGAGGATCGATCGGTCCGTGAGTCCCCTGAGTTTCAGCGCATTCAGAAGTTGCCAAGACGCCAATGGGCAGAGGCCCATGAGCTAGGCCACTTGGTAGCTCTGCTCACAGAGATCCTTAAGACGCCTGGAGGCATGCAAGCTCTGAGGCCTGTGCAGGCAGCGGCGATTAGGGAGGCCCACGATCTTAAGGGGGCCTTTCTTCCCATTCGAGTTGGTGGCGGTAAGACGCTAGTTTCTCTTTTGACGCCTCTGGTCCTGGGAGCAAAGAGGCCAGTCCTATTCGTGCCTGCAGCACTCCGAGCAAAGACGCATATCGAGGCACGCAAGCTGGCCCTCCATTGGAGGGTCCCAGCCGGGATAAGAGTATTCAGCTATGAAGTGCTGTCGAGGGCTGCACCTGGCTGGCTCGACACCTGCTGCGCAGGGCAGCCGCCAGATCTAATCGTGGCTGATGAGTGCCACAAACTCAAAAGCAGAGATGCCGGCTGCACACGGGCAATGACTGCGTTCATGCGGCGGCATAAGCATGGGACGCCCACTCACGTGCCTTACGTTGCGATGTCTGGCTCGATTACAGCCAGAGGCCTCAAAGACTACAGACATATTCTGGTGTGGTGCCTGGGAGAGCATGCCCCTGTTCCACGAGACAGTTACGAGGGCCTGCTGTGGGGGCTGGCCCTCGATGAAAAGGTGGAGCCAGAACAACGGGCAGACCCAGGGCCTCTGGAAACGCTAGTGCCAGAGCGGTTTGAGGGAGATGCTCTCTCCAGAGCTAGGCAGGCGTTTGGTTCTCGTTTGGTTTCGTCCCCTGGAGTCGTAACAACGAAAGAGGACATCCCCCAGACGGGCTTAACCATCACCGCCACGCATATGGATGCTCCCCCGAAGATAAGGGAGGCCATCGAATGGATGAGGCAGACCTGGTGCACGCCAGACGATCACCCATTCGAGTCCGCTATCCAGCTCTGGCAGCACGCCAATGAGATGGCTGGTGGCGGTTTCTATTACGTCTGGGATCCCAGGCCTCCCTCTGAATGGCTGGAAGCTAGGAAAGCTTGGTCGAAGTTTTGTCGAGGCATCCTGGCCCACAGCCAGAGCCTCCATACGCCTCTGCATGTGGTGGCGGCCATCCAATCGAAACAAGTGGACGATGGGGGGCTCTATTCGGAGTGGAAAGCGATTGAGCCCACTTTTGAACCAAACTCTGTCCCTGTCGGAATTGACGACACCACCCTCAATTACGCTGCCAAGTGGCTGGAGGAGCATCCAGACACAGGCCTTGTCTGGGTAAGCCACAAATACTCTGGGAGAAGACTCTCGGAGCTCTCTGGAGTGCCTTACTTTGGAGCCTCTGCAATGGATGCCCGATCGGGCAAGCTGGTGGAGGAGCACAACGCATCGGCGATTGTTTCGATTGCCTCATGTCGAGAGGGCAGAAACCTCCAGCGCTGGAATGCCAATCTCGTTCTGGTGCCTCCCACTGTTGGCTCATGGTGGGAGCAGCTCCTGGGGCGGACTCACAGAGATGGGCAAGAGGCAGATGAGGTCACTTGTGAGATCCCCCTGATGCTGAGGGAGCAGTACGAAGCATTGGCCCAGGCCATCCAGGATGCTGAGTACACCCAGCTCACCACGGGCATGCCTCAAAAGCTGGTGTATGCGACCAAGGATATCCACGATCTGAGAGAGGCTATCGAAAGTGGGTTTTTGCTGTGACCACACCCATAAATCAAATATAGACTTTTCGTGCTTTCCAGCAGACGGGGCCCAGGTGGCCCCTAGACCTGCAGACACAATTGGTGCATGCTGACTGGGCTGTCACTCAGCTAAAATCAAAGATCGGAAAAGGTTTACAAGTATGGACTATGACGCGCTATTCAATGGCCTCAATGAAGCACACGTAACAGAACGCCTACCCAAGATCACGGATGGGGATTTTACCTTTCAGGTCCTGGAGCTTAAAAACGTGGATGGGCACCATGGGTTTTCCCTGGTGATTGAGCTCAGGGTGTTGGAGTCTGACAATCCAGACTTCCCTGCTGGGTCTATGGGTAGCATCAGCATCAACGGCCTACGGTCTGACAATAAGACCAAACGCAGTGCTGCCCTGGGCAACGTGAAAGGCTTTCTCGGAGCTGCCCTGCATATCGACCCAGAGAGCCCACAGCAGTGGATGGGCATTGCCAAGATGATGATTGAGAGGGAGCTCCTCCAGGGGGCTGTCCTGTGCACGCTGGCAGCCACGGTGCAGACCAAACCGGACCAGACGGGCAAGAGCTACAATTACATTCGGCATACGTATCGAGAGTTTGCGGAAAACCCCAGGACCATGACTGCCATCCTGGCTGATATGAGCCAGCAGCAGGGTGCTGCGTGACAGCCCAGGGAAGCCAGGCAGGACGCCTGACACACCCCGCTGTAGCCCTTGGCTCACTCCAGTCAGTTAATGACGTCTCTCTCAAGGCCAGCGCTCCCCACATCGTGGCCTGGGACACTGAGACCTTTCTCCTGGACAGGGCCCTGGTGGCTCCCCCCATGGTCTGCCTGCAGTATGCAGACGTAACCACGGACTGGGCAGGCAGGGTCCTGCATGCCCGGCTGGCCCCCGATGCTGAGGAGGCCCTGGCACTGCTGGAGCAGTGGCTGGCCTCTGACGTTGTTATGGTGGCCCATAACCTGCCCTATGACGTGGCGGTTATCGTGGTGCAGTGGCCCCACCTGATTGCCCAGGTGGTGGATAAATTCTTTCGTGGCCAATTCCACTGCACTGTCATACGCCAAAAGCTTATCGACTGTGCCCTGGGGCTCCTCAAGGATGAGGGCAACAATAGGAGCTACAGCCTGGAGGCTGTGGCCTCCCACTTCAAACTGCTCAAGGACGGGGCTGACCCTTGGAGGCTGAGGTATGCAGAGCTGCATGACATCCCTGTGGAGCTCTGGCCCCCAGAGGCCCATGCCTATGCAGCCCACGATCCTGAGCCAGTGGCTGAGATCTGGGTGAGGCAGGAGTGGTGCGATATGCAGTGGGCCAGGATGCATGGCAGCAGCATCCTGTATGCAGGCACCAGCTGGGGTGGTGAGTGTGCCCTCAGGACAGAGACAGCCTGGGATCTGCACCTGGCCCAGTGTGGAGGCTTTCGCACCCACAGGGGCAGGACAGAGGCCCTCAGGGCCACGGTCACGGCCCAGCTCCAGCGCTGGAGGGTGGAGCTCCAGGGGGCAGGCCTGGTGCGTAGCCTCACGCCAGCTGGGAGGCGTGCAGCCATCAGACGGTCCCCCCTGCCAGCCGATGATGCCACGATCGGCGATCACATGCTGGCCCAGTACCTGACCCCAGAGGAGTGGCAGCAGTACCAGGACCCTGACCCCAGCCGCCCCAAGGCTGTGGCCAAGGCCAGGCTGCTGAGGGCCACAGCTGACAAACCCCATGTCCGCAAGCTCACGGACACTGGCTTTGAGCTGGCACGGTCAAGGGCCAAGGCCCAGGGCCTCAAGATCAAAAATGCAGAGCTGTGGCAGATGCTCTCTGAGAAAGAGCGTTTTGATTACCTGTGCACGGATTACGATGCCTGTGTCCTGAGTGGGGATGAGCAGCTGGTAACTCTGGCTGAATATGGGTCCGCTGACTTGCTCTTGGGTGGGATTGAGGATCTGGCCCATGGCTATCAGCTGCCCCTGCAATCGGGGTTTGACCCCCTGAAAACCACGGGCAGGACCTCCAGCTACAAACCGAAAAAGGACGGGGTGCTCAAGGGTAAGCAACTCCAGAATTTTGGCGCTGACCTGGGTGTCAGGGAGTGTGTAATCCCCAGGCCTGGCAACGCATTCATCCAGGGAGATTACCCAGGGGCAGAGCTGCACACGCACGCTCAAAACTGCCTGGAGTTGTTCGGGGCCAGCCAACTGGCAACCATGCTCAAGGCTGGTATCGACCCCCACCTAAAGTTTGGGGCTAAAACCCTGGGCCTAGACTACAGCTTTGCTGTGGAGCACAAAGCGGATTCTGTAATCCAGAACGCTAGAGGCAGGGCAAAGCCAGCAAACTTTGGTTTCCCCGGCTGCATGGGGGCTGAGTCGTTTGTGGTGTACAGCCGTGCCCAGTGGAATACCGTTTTCACCCTGGAGGAGGCTGTCCAGATACGGGCAGAATGGCTCCAGGAATTCCCTGAAAATGAAGCCTATTTTCAGTGGGTGCAGGCCTGTGCCTCTGACCATGGTGGTGCAATCCAGCAATTCAAGTCTGGCAGGTGGCGTGGTGGGGCCACGTACTCAGCCAAGTGTAATGGGTACTTCCAGGGCAGGTGTGCTGATGGAGCTCTGGCTGCCCTCAGGGTGGTGGTCAGGGAGACTTTTGATAAAAGCAGCCCCCTGTACGGCTTTCGTTTAGTCAACTTTGTCCATGATGAGCTCATCCTTGAGGGCCCACTGAACAGGTGCAGTGAGGCAGCCCAGCGGCTGGCTGATGTCATGCTGGCTGAATTCAATGAGTGGGTGGTGGATGTGCCCATCAAGAAAGTCACGCCATGCGTAATGCTCACCTGGAGCAAGAAAGCCCAGACGATATGGGCAGCCGATGGCAGGACGATCCTGCCCTGGGACCTGCCAGGTCAGACACACTCAAGTACTGGAGTGGCGGCATAGCATCCCTATGGATACCCTGGATACCACCTGCAATACCACTCAGTTTTCCTGGATTTGGTCAGCTGCCTGGCTGCTGGGAGGCCTTGGCTACCTGTTTCTGGTGGTGCACTTCGTAGCAGCTAAACAGTCCAAGTCTGAGACCAGGTGGCATCCGTGATCACAGCCGCATACAGGGGGGCACCTAAATGGTAGCCCGTGCACCAAAGCCCTTGAGATCTTTCTACGGTGCCAGCGATCGTCTGGTGCACCACGAGCCTACAAGTGCTGCACACCCTGAAACTGTGCGCACGCTCATAGGCTCGCCTACCCAGGAAAGGCCCCAGGAAGTGTACACACCCCCTGAGATACGAGACCTGGCCCTTTTTGTATTCGGCGGCTGCATCCGATTAGACCCCTGTGCTGGCCCTGACTCGATACTGCAGCCTGAGAGGGCATATTATGGCCAGCAGGTGCCCACTGGAAAAACAAAAAAGGACGGCACTCCAGTATATAAATGGGAGGGCCCTGGGCTGATACGTCCCTGGTGCGATTCCACATACTGCAACAGCCCGTATGATGAGCTGGAGCCTTGGATGGTAAAGGCACACACAGAGGCCCAGAAAAACTTTGACATTATCCAGCTGGTGCCAGTCCGATGCCATCGCAAATGGTGGCGGCGGATTGCCCTCAAGAGTGCCGATGCCATTGGCTGGCTAAACCCTATTCAGTTTTTGGGCTTTGCCCAGACTTTCCCTGCCCCCCTGGCCCTGCTGTACTGGGGCATAACACCAGCCGTGTTTTGTACACAATTTGAGGAAAGAGGTCTTGGAGATGCAGAGCTCAGATGCAGGCCCTTTTATGGATGAGCAGAATACGACATCCATAACCAGGTACAGTCGAGTGCTAGCCATTGATCCTGGGGCTAGCTATCTAGGCTTTGCCTTTGCCATGGGTGGCCAGATAATCAGATGTGGGTATCTGCCAGACATCAAAGATGCCTCTTTCCTCAAAGTCCTGAATACCCAAATTTGCATTTTGGAAAAGCCTGTGCAGTACCCAGGCTCAAAGGCACCCAGGGCTGACATCTCTGACCTATCGCTGGCCACGGGCAGGATAGAGGCCCTTGTGGGTGCACCAAGGACCCTATTTTGGGCACCGTATGAGTGGAAAGGCCAGACCCCCAAGGCCATCCACCAGGCCAGGATCTTGTCCAGACTCAGCCCTGAGGAACAAAGCCAGCTGCCAGACGCCAAGGGGCACAGGGGCCACGTAATCGATGCCTGTGGAATGGTTTTGAAGTACCTGAGGCGTCTCTGAGGCTTGACCATTTTGGCAAACCAGAGGCACAATAAATGGTCAAGCCACGTCACGTTTGAGTTTCGTAAAACGAAAAGGTAGTCACAGGGATTATGTTCAATATCACGCATATGGAAAAGCCTGGGCTCTGCAAGGCACGGCGCTGCAAGTTTGTGGTTGTCTCGGATGGGCTTTGTGAGAAGCACCTGGCCGAATGGAATGCAGCCGGGCAGCCGCCTTTTGCCACCACAGGATCTGCCATCGTGAGCACAAACCTCCTGAGCCATGGCACCCAGGAGGGTCTGGCTGAGGAACGTGTCAACGCTGAAAAATCCCTGTCCCTGATTGAGACCTTTGAGATCACATCTCAGGAGACAATGGATGTGGCTGGGCAATTTCTGTCCGGTGTACGTGAGGCTGGTGAGGGCCTGACACGCCGCATGGAGGAGCAACTGGCTCCCCTGAAAGCCAGTGAGGAGTCAATCCTGGCTGTTTTTGGGCCCCTAAAGCAGATTTATTCTGCCTGTGAGGCCAGCCTGAGGGCCAAAATCAACAGCCACATCCGAAGGCAGCAGGAGCTCCAGGATGCTGCCAGGCATGAGGTAGAGCTGGCTGGGGGCTCTGTCGACTCCAACACCCTGACCATTGCGCATGGCATTGAAAACGTGGCCCTGCCCATAGGCATGGGCGTGCGTGAGACATGGTCCTATGAGGTCACAGATGAGGCAGCCCTGAGACGTGCCGCCGCAGTGGGTGAGCTACGCAAGAGGGTGGTGGAGCTGGGACGTGAGGAGGAGCTGGCAGGCTTTCTCCAGGCAGTGCAGGAGCTGATGGGGGTGGATGTGCACGTCTCTGCTGGCGTGCTGGCTGTCAATCATAAGCACCTGGCCAGCGTGGCACGGTCCCTCAAGACAGAGGCCAACATCCCAGGCGTGCGGATCTTCTCAGAAACCACTGCCACTGCCCCGAGACGCAACGGTAACGCAACGGCCTAGCCTGACACCCACAACACCCAGGGCCAGCAAATAATCTGGCCCCGTTCGTTCCAGTCAAAGCTCTAGACCAAATCCCAAAGATAGAAAATAGAAAATGGCGAAAGATGCTAACCTGGAGTCACGGGATACCGTGGCATTGCAGACACTTGCGTACATCTACCGTGAACATGCCTTGATATACATGGAGGAGGCTGCCAGGCTCAGGCAGGACAGTATTGACCCTGACCTGTGGTCGATAGAGCTGATGGAAAAGGCAGCAGCCATCCGACAGGACTACGCCTCAGAGTTGTACGCTAAGGCCAGGGGCAAGTACCAGCACGCATACTATCCCCGATCTGCCAGCAAAGCTGCTGCCTAGCCATGAACTACCCCCGTACAGGTGAGGTAGTTCCAGGCAGTTTTGATCACAGGTCTGGCGATTGCCCCACGCATGGGGGCAACGTTGTTTTTGCCCGTCCTGCCCGTTCGACCATGGGCTTTGAGTGCGTGGCCTGCCTGGTGTCCGTGGCCAAGGCCACCCTACCACTCAGGCAGGCACCTGTCAGCCATGCCATGTTTATCCGGTTGGCAACTAACAAGGCCCTGGAAAAACACATTGTATTCCCTGACCATAAAACAGGGCAGATCCTGCCTTGCTCCAGGGTGGGTGCAGCCATGGATGGCTTTGCAAATATACTGCTGGCCCTCCAGGAGGATGCCAGTGAGCAGCCCCAGGTCTCTGTCTCTGGCTCGAATAGCTACTGGTACCCCGATGGCAAATAAGACTAAAGCCCCCAGGCGTAGTGCCCATGACTTGTTTGAGCGGCTGACAGCCCTGGAGAAAAAGCTGGCTGATGTCCCCACGATGCCAAAACTGTTGACAGTCCAGGACCTGGCTAACCTGCTGCGCACCACACCAACAGGCATCAAACATATGAGGCATCGGGGAGAGCTACCAGATCCCATTGACATTGGCAGTAGACGCCTATTGTGGCGTGAGTCTGTTGTGATAGCCTGGCTAGGCCATACGGAATTGCGGGCAGCAGAGAAAGCGCCGCAATCATGACAGCCACAGTCAGGCCATACAAAAATACCAAGGCCTGGGAGTATGATATTATTTTTGAGCTCCCAGACGGTAGAGAGATACGTGAGAGGCGTAAGTCCAAAATCAAGAGCAAGTCAGGCACCCAGAGCTGGGCAGATAAGAGAGAGCAGCAGTTGTTATCCGATTCCATGAAACCTGTACCTGTCGAGCGTAAGACAGGACCAAAAGTAACAGACTATGTCCCTGTATACATGAAAGCCTGTGTAACCAACAAAAGAAAGCCAAGCACGATAGCCAGTAAAAGATCGAATTTCCATAAGTGGATTGCACCCCCTGAGAAACCTGGGAGGCCGATCCCGGACTATGCACTAACCGATCTTTACCTGATGGATGTCACCACCAAAAAGGTAAACAAGCTGAAAGAGGCCCTGGCCTCCATCGGGGCAAGTGCTGCCAATAACGTGTTGGGCAACGTGTCAGCCCTCCTGCACCACGCAATCGAGAATGAAATTATCGATGTCATGCCGTGCAGGATAAAGCTGTTTCCTGAGCTCAGGACAGAGGAGACAGAGGCTGCATTTTATGAGCATGAGGCATTCCACCAGCTCCAGCTGGCAGCAGCCGATGGGCATGCAGTCATGGTGTACCTGGGGGCACATGCTGGGCTCAGAGCTGGGGAGATAGCAGGCCTGGAGTGGCCAGACATCGATTGGAAGCGACGATTGATCACAGTGCAGAGGGCTGTGTGGGAGGGCATCGTAGGGTTGCCAAAAGGTAACAAAATACGACGTGTGCCCATGTCACGCACACTGTATAGGGTGCTGCGTGCCTACCGACATCTCAGGGGGCCCCGTGTGCTGTACCAGGTTGACGGCAGTCCTGTGGACAGGGATGTGCTGTCTGAGTGGCTGGCTGACTGTGAGCTGGCTGCTGGCCTGTCTCCTGATGGGCTGGTGCACAGACTGCGGCACACGTTCTGCTCACACTTGGCATTGGCAAACGTGCCCCCACACATCATCCAGCGGCTGGCAGGACACTTCGACCTCAAGATCACTGGACGCTACCTCCACCTGTCCCCCAGCAATGCGTGCGATGCAGTGCTCACGCTGGATGCTCCATCCGATGCAGCAGCTGAAGCTGAGGCCCAGGCCCAGCTGGATGGAGATATCTTGGAGACGGCTTTAGCGAGACTTGCAACCGGCTGATTTGATTGACTTTTTACGCCTGGTGGTTTAGGGACACTCCCTAATAGCTTACCCAAAAGAATCCCGCAATTCCGAATGGTTGGCAGGGTAACTAATGGGGACTACACCAGAAACTACCAGGCGTAGGGTCTTACAGGGTTTCCAGAGTGGCCTGCAGGTCTCCCCTGTCTTGGAGAGATTTTGGAGACGCCAGCTGCATCCTGGTCCCCTGCCGTGGATGTCAATACCTGGCAGGCATTTAGTAAGAGACCACACCCGTCTGGTTCATGGTCGGTACCAGAGCGCTGTCAGTAGGAAACTAACGCCATCATGCCGGATTGAGCTGGGCCATTGATTCCAAAAAACTCGACGTTGCCCGATCCATACTGCAGCCACCAATACGCGGTTACCCCAAGCGTCGAGTTGACTGCTAGGCTAGCGGAAATGGTCGCCATGTCGAACGGCGCAGAGGCTACGCGGGAGATGCCCTCCATGGTGCGCGCGCCCACAGGCGTTGCGTTGTTGATGCCGATACCTATCAGCGGAAACGAAATTGTGGTGGTCGTGTTGCTGGTGTTCGCCGATGCCATCGCGGTTATCGAGACTGGATCGCCGGGCAAGCCCGTAATTGTGTCTATCTGCGCGTTGGCGCTCGCTGCCCACTGCCGCCATACAGTCGAGGAATAAGCCTGATTTGCGACGGTGTCCGTGAGTTGGATAGCCGTCTGCTTTCTCAGATTTTCGTTGAAGTAGTCGATTCCGACGGAGCCAGTGCTGACAGCATTGAACCGTTGCACGCGGTAGGTCGTCGCGCTGCGGGGCCGTACTGTTCCCAGATAGCGGCGTGAGACATCCCCGGACTTCACCCAGATCCCATTTTGCTTGACGATACCCGTGGCACGCACACCTGGTGTGGGCTGAGTCCAGTTAACTGCCTCAAGGCTCACCACCCCAGCTACCTGGTAAGCAAACAAGTCAAAGGGTAACCCAGCCGTTCTACCTGCCAGGGTATAGGACAAGGCTGCAGGGGTAAAAAGACGCCACGTGCCCAGTGCAATGTCATACAGCCCGATCTGGTCCCCAGTCACAGGGGCCAAATACACAGTAGAAAAACTGCCATCGGCTGGGATGGAATCATCGGCTGTGGGTGCAAGCCTAAAACCGTTTATGGCCGCTGCCAGCGTGCCCTGGGCCTGCTGCACCCCCTGGGGGTGGCTGTGATCGTCCCTCGATAGCAGGGAGTTGACGCCTGGAGCTCCAGCCACGGATGGGGCCTGGGGCACGGCATTGGAGGCCAGGCTCACCCCTGTGGAAAAGTTGGCCTCCAGGCTCCACTCTCCATCGATCTTTACCCAGACATTGGCAGTGTCCAAGTCCAAGTAGGTGTCCCCTGTGGAGCCCAGAGCTGGCAGAGGATCCCCATGGTCGGACCAGAAGCTGGGGCCATTGGTGCCGATGGGGGCCATATCGATGCCTCTGCGGCGTTGATTCATGTAAGGACCCCTGCAGGGAGAGGAGCAGCCTGGGTCAACTTGGATAGCCACAGATTACTCTGTGCCCTAGTCAGCAATACCTTACCTATATTGTCAGCGTCTGTTAGCGGCTGATACCGAATAGGTGCCCTAGTCGTTCTGGAGTCACCAGGGAGGGAGGTAAGAGCAAGGCTACCAACAGACGCTAAAGCGACTCCATCCCAAGTTGATACACTAAGCGGTGCTTGAGTTTCGTACGTTAGAAACCCACCTGGTATAGGCGTCAGAAAATAATTCTGAGCATTCGTGCCAGGTACCTTTGTCCACAATGCCATGTCATTACTGGTAAAAACTCCACCAGAGGCTGCCACAGAATGATCCGTGCTAACAGCCCAAAGCATCCCAGGCACCCCAGTATAAACAATACGTCTTGCCACAGTGCCACCAGACACAATGGCACCTGCTGTAACCCAAGTAACACCATTGTCTGTGCTATACTTGACTGATGAGCCGTCAGTTACAGCAAAGACCGCAACACCATTGCGAAAGCCAGACACCAAACTCGTAACAGAACCAACACCTAACTTAACACCTAAATCTGTCCAGGCAGTCAGGGCAACGTCCTTAGTAAAAACATGCCCAACAGTATCACAAGCCATGTGCTTAATATTGTCTGCCCCAGCTATGACATTTATTATGTCCGCACCACCAGTTTTTTGCCTAGAGTACTGGGGCACAGCCCCGGAAAAGCCTGTGAAAAATTGTATTTCACCAGCCGTCCCCCATATAAAATTACGATTTATGCCAAATATCGGACTGTTGTATGCACTGCCTGGAGCCATAGTTGTCCAGGTCAATCCATAATCGTTGCTATACCTCATTCCCTGCAGTCCTGAGATCTCCCCCACAGCAACCAGTACCACAGCCTTATTGTTTATCAGTGGCGTCACATCGTTGATACTTGTAATGACACCTGGTAGGATATTCGTGGGGTTGAAAAGGCTGTTACGTATGTCTGTGTGTGTGTTTGTGGTGTTGGCTCTAGCCAGCGCTGAGGTTACTGCACCTGAGAGTACAGTGGACAGTTGGTCATATTTGAGAGCATCCAGGGCAGTGGCCCCAAAGACCTCTATCGCATTGCAGAGCTCCCCGACCACATGGTTAAGGGTGTCATCTGTCACTACCGTGGCAGCCTCAGTGCCTGGAGCACCCTCAGTAAATCCAGTTTTGCCAGCCCCGTAAAAATTGGCTTTTCCAAACTCGGGGGCACCTGTGGTGGGTCTTCTCATGGGCTGTCCTGGTAGTTAGTTATGGAATTACAGCAAACAGTACCGTTGTATTGATCGGTGCTATGGCTCGAACAAAGGCCTCAAAATTGGGCTTAGCTGGAGAATGGTAAATAACCAGCCATGTAGCCAAGTGCTGCACGGAACCAAGAGCCATGCCGACTACGGATCCAGCCAGAAACTGCCCATACCCATGATGATCAACGATCACATCACCAATGCCAAGGCTGTCAAACAAGGCCTCCAGTGCTTCCCTGGTGGGGGACAGGGCCAGATTGAGCTTGGCTCGAATGGCTGCTACACGATCTGGATTTGTGGCTCCAGCTGGAACGTTGATCCCCAGGAGCTCCTCCCACTCCTCCAGGAGGCCATACCCCATGTCAGTTGTGGGTATGAAGTCCTTGAGGATCTGGAATAGGGAAGTGTCAAGCCTGACAAATTCCTGGGCCATGGCAGTGAGGAGCTGCCACCAGACAGGCGTTGTGGCTGGGTCGATGGGCCAGACTTTGCCCCGTGGCAACAGCCGCTGATACAGCCACGTATAATCATCTAGCGTGTGGCTGCCCCCACTCATGGTGGCCACGTCCTTGTGCCAAGGCTTGGCAGCTCATTGGTGGCACACACGATGTCAGCACTGGGGCTAGACAGCACGTGGGAGATCTCCCCCACTGCACTTGAAATGGCATCCTCCAGCCGGGATAACGCTATCGTGCCTGCTGGAGCTCCCTCACGTAAGAGAAAGTCACCCACAGAGACCTCGATAGCGGTCTGCACAGCCAGGGTATTTGGTGTCAAAGCCGTAAAAACCAAGTTTACAGGCTTTGCAATCAGGGTGATTACCCTGACCTCCACTGTAATGGGGGCCTTACTCTGGATGTGGGTCAGAGTTGTGGCCAGCTCCCCCGAGTCCGGGATCGGTGTGATGGGATCATTGTCACGGGCAAAGGCCACACTGACAGAGTTGTTGGCCTCCAGATTGGCAAACTCCCATGCCCGTGTGTTGCCAGGGACCTCAAGGGCCCAGGCCACGTAGTCCCCAGGGCCACCCCCCTTGGGGGGATTACGCAGTCTGGCCAGCAGTCGAGGCAGGCCCCCAGTTTTCCAATCTTCGACATCAGCCCCTGACACTGTGGAGCTCTGCACCGTGGCATCGGTATCGACTCCAGCCAGTGGCGTGGTCAGGGAGAGGATCTGCCCGTCTGGGTTATTGCCTGCAGCGCTGGGTTTTTCAGCTGAGATACTGACCACCACACTGCCTGCACCACCCACCACAGCCGCCACAGCCAACTTGTAGAGCTCTCCATCGGCTCTGCCCCATTCGGTATTTGCAGGGATGGAGGCAGCGGGAGCTCCAGTGATGAGGATGTTGCCCTGCCAGGCAGTGGCTGGTAGCTGGTCAATGCCCCAGACACTGCCCCAGCGCCACCCATACGTCTCATCAGCGGTGTTAGGGAAGCACTGCGCCACCAGCCAGGTAAAGGCGCCATACAGGCCCTTGCTGACTCCAGCGATCGCCCTAGCCAAGCCGTATTCAACGCTGGCCCTGGGGGTGGTGTGGTCAGCATCAGCCCCCAGGTCAGTCTGGACTCTGCTAAGGATCTGCCTGAATGTGGGGACAGAGTAGCTCATAGCGTGTAACTCCAGATGGTAAACCACTCAGGAGCCAGAGCCCCACGCACTTGGACAGAGACCCTGGACTCCCATCTGTCAAGGGCCACCCTGGTCACTGTGGTGGTGACTGTCTCTGCCAGGCCATCCTCAATGAGCCACTGGAGCTGGGCCAGGGTTTGCTGCTCAATCAACTTGAGAGCTCCAGACGTAGCCTTGCCACGGCTGACAAAAAACAGCCTGCCTCCCAGCTCCCAGCCTGACACATCTGAAAAAGAGTCACCCCACCACCCACCTACGGGGGCACCCTGCTGCACATCCTCAGGCTGCAACCTGCCCTCTGTGAATAGGGACAAAAGGATAGGTGTGCGCAGCGATCGGTCAATCTCCAGGTGGTTACCCTTTGTGGGGTCCCTGCGCAGATCGTAGTATTGGAGGTCAGGCTGTAGGAAAACACCTAGCATGTCTTACTCACACCTGACTTTGTCTGAGGCTGTGGACTGGAATGGGTGCAGGGTGATGGCTGCAGCTGCCACCTTGAGGGCTGCTCCACCGTCCTGGGGCGTAACCGTCCAAGTTTTCAGGACGTTTAGGATATTTGAAATATCCGTTTTGGCGTCCTGTATCTGTTGGTCAGTCTTTGCAGCCAAGGCCACCCAGTCAGCTGGCGTTTTAGAGCCCAGGGAAAGCTGGCCATCAGCCCTGAGAAACAGCTTCCATTCCCCGAGATAATGCAGGCCTCCCTCTCCCTCTCCGATGGAGTCATTGGGCACGATACCCCCCACAGAGATTAGGACGCCTCCATCCCTCTGGCCTCCACAGTTGACAACCACCCCACCAGACTCAGCTGCTGCACGGAAGTGCAGGCCCTGAGACTCCAGGTGCTCCAGCCCAGAGGTCACACGATCGCCACCCCACAGAACCTGGTACGTACCCCCAGCAGCCTCAGACCTGTCCACAGCCACACGTGTGACTAAATTCTGGAGGAGCACTCTGAGTTTGCGCAGAATATCTTCCATAAAAGGGAGTGCTAGCCTTTCAAGGATACACCCTTGTTAAGCTGGCGTACAGGTAGGGGCAACAGGCTGTAGGCCTCTGGGAATGTCAAGGATATTTTTGTTTCCAGGGTGGTGTTGCTGCACTTGAGCTCTGCCAGGGTTAGCAGCAGAGTTTCCCTCACCCCGAGTGCACGATCGTCCACTAGCACCAGCATGGGGGGTGCCCAGGGCAGACCGTCTGGAGCCAAACCCCCAGGCAGGACATAGGTGAGCTGCAGGGCCTTGCCTGCCCGTGTGTTGCGCTCCCAGGTGGCCTGGGTCTGGAGCTCTGCAACACGTGCATGGGTGTCGGACCCAATCACATAAGGCCTGTATCGAGTCACGTTTTTGTCCGTGGCCTCAAACTTCTCCAGGGCTGCATGCCTGGGGCTCTCTTCTTTATTGGCTCTGCCCGTCTGGTTTCTCAGCCGGTAAACGGAATAGGTGTCTTGGTCCACACGCACCAGGCCACGGCTGAAAGCCTGCCCCACCTGGAGCTGCACACTACGTAGCCCAGAGCCAGCTCCCCCTGAGATACGAAACAGCCGTAGGTCTCCAGTGGGCTGGGATACGGCTGTCACTCCAGTGGCCCTGAGCAGCCGCTCCATTGCGTCGCTGACCCTCTCACCCTCATCTATCTCAAAACGGCTGAATTTGAAGGTATCGGCGGCGATCTGGGGGTCAGCTGTCACAGCAATACCGAACGGCTGACACAGGTCAGTTACGATCTGCACCAGGGTACGCTGGAGCCATTGCCCAGTCTTGTGCACGGCTGCACAGTCAGCCAAATCCCCCGACTTGGAGCGTCCACTGCAGGACGTGGTGTAACCCGTGGTGTCAATGGACACATCTGACTGATTTACATAGCCCGTGACAATCCGATGGCTGCCATAGTCCACAGCACAGGCAGCACCGGGCAATATGTATCTATTGTCTACAGCCAGAGCTTGCTCACGGGCTGCATAGGTCAGCTGGAAGCTGTCAGCCAGGGAGTCCAGGGCCCTCGATATACTGACATCAGTCCAGCCCGAAAAACGCTGGCCCTCGACTATCAGAGAGACTGGCTGTGCTTGCTCGATAATGGGCATTAGTTCGCCAGCACCTGCACAGGACTCACCACGAAATTGGGATTGTCGAGCTGGTTACGTCTCTCAATCTCCTCAAACCTGGAGGCATCCCCATACAGCTCATAAGCCAACTGCAGGCTGCTGGTGACATCAGCAGGCACGTACGTGGTCAGCTGCTGGAGCTCCAGGGCAGAGAGATGGGCAAAGACAGCAGCCCGTAAATCCTGCAGGGTGGAGATGGCATCTGCATCGTGCTCAATCCCAGCCACAATGGAGGCTGCCTCATCCTCCAGGGCTGTAACCAGGGCATCTCGGATGTCCAGGGCCTGCTGAGAGCTGTCATACGTGGCATCACCACTGGCACGGGCTGTGGTGGCCAAGGCCAGCGATCGCATCAGGTGCTTTAGGGCGGCATGGTTGCGCCGGATATCGTAGGCCTGCCCGTCTGGCTCAGGGTCCGTGCCCAGCTTGCCTGCCCCCTGTGTCGTGAGGGTAATGGCAGTGGTGGAGGCTGCAATCGCATCCACTGCAGCCACGTCCTGGGATTCAGGCCTGATGTTATCGATGCCCACAGCTGAGGCCACAGTGACCAGAGCATTTATGGTCACTGCCAGGGCATCCTCCACAGCATCTGCGCACTCAACAGGGGTGAAAATGAGCTGCACGGACTGGGATGCCAGCTGAGAGATCTGATAGGCAGCCTGGGCTGGCACTGCCAGAGCACTTGACACAGTGGCGTTTAGCTCACGCAAGTCCTGAATCATATTGTCCAGGGTGTCCAGGTTGGCCTGCTGCACGTAGTCCCGGACATCCTGGAGGCTGAAATTCCGCACGTACTCAGCCTTACCAGCAACGATCACAGCTGCAGCTGTGGTCTGCAGGTTGCCCCGTGTATCCTCCACAACGGCTGGCCCAGCCGTGGTTAGCAGAGCTGCCTGGGACTGGACTGCACTGAAAGAGAATTCAGCAAAGCCACCAGAGTCCGTGGATTCAGAGACGCTTATCTCTGCCTCTACCTCCACCATGACATTGCCAAGGTAGGGGTGCACCAGCAGGCCAGGCCCTGGGGCCTCAATGGCCTCCATCAGCTTATCCCTGTCCCTGTCGTAATCTCCCCCGATTACAAAGACAGTCAGCTGGTAGCGTCTGGCTTTCTTCCCAAGGGGCAGGCCTTTGACACCTGCATCATTGAAAGGCAGCTCATAGATGGCCTTTCTCTGGCCTACAGTTGTAATCGCTGAGACTGTTTTGAAAGGCACACCACGAAAGCTGCCCTCCAGGTATCTGTCTCTCCAGGCCATGGCTAGCGTGCTCCTGGTGGAGGAGCTTGCCCGGTACGAAGTGGCACAGCCCCTGTGCTGGTGGCCCTGACCTTGACCCTATCGTCCGAGACAGTGACCTCAATCTGCCCGGTCACAGCATTGAAAGCCCCCGAGGGCACAGCAGAGAATGGCTGCCCCGTGCTGGGTGTGGTGCCTTTCCAGGTGGCCTTGAGAGCCTCACCCTCATCCTGGTTACGCTTTAGGTTGCCGCTGTAGGCACCACCAGTAAAGAAGTCCATGAATTTGCGCCAATTCTCAGCCTGGGCTGCAGTCTGATAACCAGCCTCCCCATACCCAGCCTTTTGCGCTGCAGCTGCCTGGGCTACGGTCTCCACCCTGACACCAGTGTCTTTGCCCGTGGCCTCCCCAGCTTTTAAGGCTGCCTCTGTCGAAAGCAGGCCACCCCGAAGATTGAAAAGCTTGCCGATGAGCTCATCAATCATCCCACCCACTGCATAGCCAGCAGCAAAGGCCCCAGCTGCCCCGAACAACCGTGTAGCTGCCACCGTGGTCTTGCCCAGGTTGCCCTCCAGGCCCTGGGTGGCCAGGTCCACAGCATTTACAGATTTTGCAGCCAGCCGCATGGGAGCTCCCATAGTCTGCAGTGCGATCTGGCCTCCCTTGATATTCGAGCCGAAGAAACCGGCTGCCAGGGCTGCACCTTTGAGCCCAGCCGTGAGAGCAATCAGACCTACTGTGATCTCTCCCAGGTTGGCCACCACCTTGGGATTCTTGGCAATCCATTCCCCCATCGCTGAGAGCCAGGGCTTTGCCCGGTCTGCCATCTCCAAGAGTGCAGGTGCCAGCTGCTCCCCAGCTGCCACCTTGAGGGCATCCACCTGGGAGGTCAGCCGCTTGAGTTTGGCCTGGGTGGTGTTACCCAGGACGGCATTGGCATCATCCATGGCCCCAGTAACATCATCCATAGCAACGGCCATTTTCTCGAATGCCGTGCCTCCCTCCTGGGCCTTGGTCCCAGCATCGATAAGGGACATGACTGCAGAGGCTGTCTCCCTGCCAAAGACTTTCATCACAACACCCAGCCGGTCTGCCTTGCTGAGGCCCTTGCTCTCAAACCGCTCCCCCAGCGTTTTGAGTAGGTTGATAGGTGTCTTGACGTTGCCTGTCAGATCCTTGGCCGTTAGCCCCACCACCTTGAGGGCTTTCGTGGCCTTAGTGGTGGGGGCGGCCATGCTGGCGAACATGCCACGCAAGGCTGTGCCTGCAGAGCTGGACTCAATGCCTGCATTACCCAGGAGGGCAATAAACTTGGAGGTCTCTTTGAGACTCAGCCCAGCAGCCGATGCCACAGGCCCCACATAGGTCAGGGACTGGGCAATATCATCCAGGCCAATGGTGGAGGCATTGGAGGCCTTGAGCAGGGTATCCCCAATCATGCCCACATCATCTGCCTTGAGGCCAAACTGGGCCATTGCTGAGGCAGCGATCGCAGTGGCTCTCCCCACCCCTACCTCACCAGCCTGGGCAAGCTGCAGGACCTTGGGCAGGGCTGCCAGCTGCTGCTTTACCGTAAAGCCAGCCGCTGCCATCTCCCCCAGCCCATCGGCTGCCTCAGTGGCTGAGAAGCTGGTGGAGGAACCAGCATCCAGAGCCGCCTTTTTCATAGCAGCAAAGTCCGTGGTGGTAACCGAGTCCATTTTGGACTTGGCCCTGGCCATGGCATACTCGAATTTGGAAAACTCTGAGATCGGGGCAGAGAGCATCCCCGTCAGGGCACCCTGCACACGTCCCATGCCCTCAGCAAACTGATTGGCTGAGGCCCCAAAATCGATAGCTTTCTTGAAGTCCTTACCCTTTTGGGCAATCTTCGAGAATTCATCCGTGAGGGCCTTGAGGGAGTTGACCCCCAGAGCTCTGATGTTGAGTGTCAGGCTGGCTGTGAGGCTGGATGTGGACATGAGTCTCTCAGCCCCCTAGCACTGACAGCCAAAAGGCCAGATCCCACATATCCATTGCCAGCAACTCACTGGGGGGCCAGTGCCTGGCCAGGACCCTCAAGGCAGCTATCAGGTCTGGGATGCTGGGGCTGGTGCCCCCCTGGCTTTTTTTGCAGCTGCCACAGCAGCCCCGATAGCCCGAAAATCATCAGCGTCCATCTGCTCAATATCTGCAGGGAGCATCCCACAGAGCCGAGCGAATAGAGCCACGTCCTGGAGAAACCCGTTATCAGAGGCCTTGTTAGCCTCGATTAGGTCAGCCACCAGGACCCTGTCCCGGACCTCCACCATAGTCAAAAGGCCCTTGCCTTTGACCTCGATAGGGTGCTGGAGCTCCACCTTGATTTTTCCGTTAGAGGCCATCAGAACGCTGGGTTGCCCTCAAACTCCACATCTGCCTCACCCTCAGTTTTCAACACTGGGGGCTTAGTGCAGCATGCGTCACGCACAGTGTAGTCAACACCTGTGTCCGTGGAAAAAACCAAAGTTACAGATGCTGCAGCCGCCACCTTGGCCAGGTCAGTGTCAGCACCGTGGATGATAGTGCCCTTGATTTTCCCAGAGCTGGGAGTCTCGACATACCCCACACGTCTCTGGTCAGCAAACTTGGATGAGCGCTCCTGGCCACCGACATCCAACTCTGAGTTAATCATGCGCAGCGATAGGCCATCCATACGCACGATGCATGTCCCTGTCAGTTTTGGCATGAGCTACCCTTAGCGTGTAAATGCGATCTTCATCGCACCCACCAGGAAGTTGTTGATGCAATCCGGCGGGATAAACATGTTGACTCGATTGGGGTCGGACTGGTCTCTCTCAATAATCAGTTGCTGCTCAAACGTGGCAAAATTCTCCACCCAGCCCCGATCCTCAAGACAGGCTTTGTACCAGGCCAGGACCTCAGTCCTGATAATCCTCGGAGTGGCGATCGGCTGTCCTGGCTGCTCATTGCCGTCATCTGCCAGCTTGAATCGGGCAAACTTGGTCCCAATGACAGCTCTCAGCGTATACCGCAATGCTGACAGTGTGCGGACAGTGAACAGATCCATGTAGGCAGTGTCAGGGACGTTGGCAGCGTTTTTCTGATAGGTGGTGATAAACCTCTCAGCTGCCATACGGCCATCAGCCGCTGCCATGACAGTGCTGATGCCCTTGCCCAGCAGGGTATCCCGCTGTGCCCGTGTAAACCTCACGCCACGATGGGCAGAGGCACCCCCCAGCATGAGCCCTGTGACTGCCTGGGCTGGGTCGATTTGCGTCTGGGATGCTGAGACAGCTGCAGCCCGTGCAGTGACCTCCCAGGGCAACGGGGCAAGGCCAGAGATCTCACGCCCCACAACGCTGAGAGTCACAGAGTTGTATCCAGTGCCCAGCGTTTGCAGGTTAGCAAACGTGTCAGCCTTGGACGTAAACAACTGCCCATCGATGGAGCGCATAGCACCCCAGCGTGACTCCATCTCAGCTACCAGCTTCATTACTTCCGTGCTGGAGTCCGTACACAGGGCAATGGTGTGGTATTGGTCCTCACCCATGGCCGTGACTGCCAGGGCAAAGTCTGGGTCAGTGGCACCTGCAGCCGGCTGGGTAACCGTGTAGGTAAACCCTGCCAGGATCCTCTCTCCAGGCGTGAGGGCCACACCCAGTTTGATGCCATTCCCGGCTGTGCCTTTGTGGACAGCAACCACATCCACGCCTGTGGCAGCATTGGCAGCCACGGTCACTGGCAGGTCAACCTGGAGGGCCAGGGCAGCCACCAGGTTAGTCTCCAGGGCAGCCGCTGTAAGGCCCACAGTGATTGACGTGGTAACCCTACGGCCCCCAAAGTAAAAAGCCTGCTCACCTGCCTCTGTGGCAGTGCCCACCCAAGTAATCGAGCCTGAGGCAGCCACTCCAGCCACCTGGTCAGCCAGGGGTATCACCCAGAGCTCTGTCAGGGGGTCCACTGCCTTGTATGCCTTGACAGCCTGGGCAGCCATGGACTTGGGCCCGAAAAGCTGGATAGCACTCTCAGCCGTATCCACCAGAACGGGGGTATTAGCCTGGGCTGACCCTGTGGCCAACATCTGGGCAATAATCAGAGCCACGTGAGGCAGTGGGGGCAGACCACGGGCAGCACGTGAGGAGTCAAACTCAGCAAACATCCCTGGTGTGTTAACCACCAGTGGAATCTGGTTAAATGTGATCCCCATGAGCACCACCTAGCAGGAAAGGGAGATTTTTGAAAGATGATTTTTGAGACAGTCTAGCCACCACTGGAGGGCTCCCAGGTGGGTGGTAGGGGTGTGACCCCTGTCCAATCGCCACCAGCATCTGTGGCGTGAGGTCTGTCAGGGTCGAGCTCAGGCAGCAGATCCCAGACTGCATACCAGCGTTTCCAGTCTGCCAGCGTCAAATCCTCAGCCACCAGGTCAACACTCTGCTGGAATCCGAGGGCCCACATAGCAACGCCTGTTTTATCCAGGGGGGTGCCAAATAGGTTACGGGCTGAGATCTCCACTGGGGGCGTCAGCGACAGGCTATCGACCCACCACCGATCCTTGAGGGCACGGATGGCAGCATCCACCAACTCGATGCAGCGGCTGTGTTGGTCCTGCCCACTGGTGGCCTTGTTTATGCAGACCAGTCCGAATGAGCAGACTGCCACCTGGGCTGGGCCCTGCCTCTCCACTTCGACATTCAGGAGGGCCAGAGCCAGGGCTGGAGCTGAGACAAAGTACCGTTTGAGATCTTCAAGCTTGAAGTCTCCACCGTGCACGTAAACCGTGGCAGTCAGAGCCACCAGGCCAGGATCCTCTGAGAGACCCTGAGCAATGCCATCCCTGAGCTGGAGGAGTGCCGTCATGACAGGGCCTCAAAGACTCCGGGCAGGGTCACACCAGTCCAGAACCATCTCAATAATCTCATCCTCATTGTCCTGGGACAGGCCCAGGTAAGGACGTTCTGGGATGTTTCTCTCTGGCCAGCCATACTGGTGCACGTTGGCATAAACCATAGATGAGCCAACCACCACAGTGTTACCGTTTAGGGCCTTGCCTACGATGGAATCCCTGAGCCTGCCCTCAAATAGGAGTATCGAGTTATTGGCTTTGCGCTGGGCTTTCGTGCTGTCTGCCCACCCATCCCAGGCCTTGCCCTCAGGATCGGTTTTTTCGTCCTGGATGCGTCGCCTAACCTGGGTCTCCATCAGGGCAGCAATACCGCTGGCCAGGCCCTTGGGCTTTCTCAGCCGGTCTGCATACGCCACCAGCTTCTCACGCATGCGGTCAAGCTGCTGGGTAGTGACCGTAATGGAGGGCCCGATCGGTTCATTCATAGCGACACACAGCCCTACAGGCTCCTCAGCGTGTCCCGTGTAAACCGTCTGGCCCCACAGTCAGCAATCTCCAAGGTCTCACGCTCTGTCAGGGTCTCAGACTGGACTGCACTGTTGACCGTGGCCCCGACTACCAGGGGGTCCAAGGGGTCTGGCACCACCAGCCGGATCTTGTTCGTGGCTACCATCTCCAGGTACCTGACAGCGGCGTCGTATCTTTTGGAGATCTCCTCAGTCAGCACATCTGCTGTAGGCCGACTGCGATACATGGCGATATCGACACAGTAAATGGCGATATTCTTCGGTACTGGGTTCAGGGGTAAAGCCACCCTGCCAGCCAGGTAACCGTCAATCTCGTTTGTGGCAGCATCCAGAAAAAGCTCAAAGACGCCTGTGTCTCTGACCCCGTCCTTGTCCCTGTCCGTACCTACAACTACAGCATCCTCCCCATACAGGTTGACTGCCGTTTGTACGGTCGCATAGGCCATGGGCTAGCTGCCTTTCTTGGAGCCACCCTGCCAGAGGTCTTTAACCTCCAACTGGGTGTCTGCCAGGATCCTTTTGAGCTCCTCTCCATCGAAAAAAGCAGCCTCAAAGAGCTCTGCTCTTGGCGTGAATAGGTGGCCACACCTGTACCTCTGGGCCTGGATAGCCCGTATCTCCCAGCGATACACCACTGCAGGAGCCTGGTCTGCAGTGGGTGCGTAAGATGGGCCTGGGGCCTCTGGGCCGTGGCTCATGGCACTGGCCACCAGCACGTCAAAACACGCCCCAGCTACCTCATCAGGAAGGCCACGCATTCTGGGTATGGTTACACCCTCCGTGCGCATGAGCTGCAGGAGCTCACCCCGAGCAAGTCGTCTGACCTGCTGGATAAAGGCCTCACGTGTAAAGCCTTTCCACTGCGTTGCCATCAGGGGAGCCAGGGGGCACAGATGATGCGAAAAGCCTTATACACCGGATTCGGGGTGTAGGACGTATCCACAAACTGACTTTCCACAGCCTGTGTCAGCAAATCCTGCTTACTGCGACCACAGATAATGAGGTCTGGGTCAATGCCAAGCTCTCTGCCCTGGTCATTTTTCATGCTGCGCATGCGCAGCCGGAGGTCAGTCAGCTCAGTCCTAAGGTCTGCCACCGTAGTACCAGTCTTTGACCTCATGGCCTGCTGCCAAAAGCCATAACCGTAGTTACCACGAGCGCGGGCCCCGTATAGGAATTCATCAAACTTGAATACGTGGTCAGAGCTGGTGTCAGTCAGACTGTCAAAGCTGACATCCTCACGCCGCTGGAGGATGATGGGCTTTAGAGGCTTTGTGGTGTCGAGCAAATAGAAGTATGCCCCAACGTTGCCACCGTTCGGATTGTCATTGCTGACAACACTGATGGCAGCATCCATCCCCACAGGATGGTCAACGTCAAAGAAATTCTGCTTGTCATAGCAGAGGCCATTAGCTGTGAGGGCCTCAAAGCAGAGCTTATTAGGCCACAGCTTGGCAGCATCAGCCAGCATCTGGGTGCGTGTGGTGTAGATGCCGATCACATCATCTCGGATATCATCAGCTTGAGCTCTCAGCGTACGCTCAAACTTGCGATTCTTGACGGTGTAATCATGGCTGGCCAGCTGTGTCAGGACACGGCCCCCAATCCACTCACGCAATTCCTCAGCCTCACCTAGCCACGTGTAATCATTACGGGCTGAGGAGCTGGGCACGATCGTGGCAAACTGCAGGTACTGGTCCGGGACATTGGTAACCATTGCCCCACGAAAAACAGCACTCAGACCACGAAAGAAGCTGTCCAGGTTTTGCCGGTTGATATCCATATTTGACTTTTAGCGTTTCCCAGGGGTGTTGGAGATCAAACGGAACAGGACAGGCCTACAGCCACCACGGCATTGCCAGTATCTGCGATGTCGAACAAAATCCCGGCTGCAGCACGTGTGCCCGTGCCATCAGTTTTGCCCACAGTCTGGTCATTAATGGCATAGACCTTTTTGCCTATGTCATTGATTGTCAGAACATCAGCAGACGTTCCGATCGTGAGCTCAAAAAAGCCGGACAGGATGGGCACAGTCAGCGCTCCATCTCCGATTACTTTCTTGAGGGCAACACCCAGCACAACGCCTGTGGCCAGAGGCCCTGCAGGTTCCACCAGGCCAGTTGCTGGATTGAGAGCAACCAAGGCACCGTCCCAGAGAGTAACCCCGGACTTGACAACCTTCTCCCTCTCAACACCACTGTGCTGTTTTGGGTCTCGGTTTGCTGAAAGAATGCCTGCCATGACTTGGGCCCTTTTATCCGGTCAAAAAGTTGGAGCTCTAGCTCAGGAGGTCAGCTCACTACGGCTTTTGAGAAACTCAGCCTCAGACACCCCTAGATCCTTGCAAATCGCTTGCTGCTCTGGGGTTAGCTTGCTGGCACCGCTCCCACCGTTCCCACCACCACCAGTGCCAAGGCCTCCAGCATTGGTGGCCACCAGCACGGGCAGGGACGCAATGAGCTCCTGGAGCAGCTTGAGGCTTTCCAGTGTGGTGCCCCCCTGCTTGACAAAAGCAGCCTTGGAACCTGGAGCCACTTTGCCCGCTGTAATGGCAGCATCCACCACGGCATTGACTGCAATGGAGTGGGCCTCTGAGGGCTCTGCCGTAGCGTTGCCTGCCACGGCTGCCACTGCAGCCCCAGTACTGCCCTTGGCAGCCACCAGCCCAGCCAGTGTGTCCTGAATTTTGGAGAGCACACTGCCAAGCTCAGGGGCTACACCCTTAGGCTGGGCCTGCACCACAGCCACGATCTTGGCTGCAATCTGCTCATCCGTGGCATCGGCTGCCAGCCCCAGTGCTGTTAGCTGCTCTGCTGTCAATTTCATTGTGTGATCCTGAGAATTGAGGGCTGGCAAATCGAGGTTAGGACTATTGGTCAGGCCCACAGAGTGCAGCCCACGCACAGCCCCCAAAACGCCACTAGCACTTTGTGCAGTGTGAAACAAGGCAGGTGAGACGTACCTGTAAGCCTTTTTTGAAAAAAGGTCTAGGCCATAGGGGGTCCACTCAACAGCAGCCTCCAGCCCCTGGTCCGTAAACGAAAAATCAGAGAGCCAGCCGGCTGCTGGGCTGGGCTGCCCGTTAGGAGCTGCATGCACGCTAGCGTGGTTTTCATCCAGGAGGATGGGCCTCTGGGAGAGCTGGGCCAGGATAGCTGCACGGTCCTTTACGGCCCAGGCCCTGCCATCCCTGCCACGTATCTCAGGCCCCGATGGCAAAACCACGATGCGTTTTGGAGGGTCTCCCCCAAACGCTAGAGGCATCGCAGCACAGAGGGCTACAAAATCCATGAGTGATGGAACGATGTCATAAAAACAAAAACACCACCAGACATTTATCTCCAGCCACCCACATACGGCTTTGCATTCTCTGGCCTCAAAGATGCCAAAGCCTGAGCAGCAGTGCCTGGAGGGACCTCAGCCTGTCCAAACCAGAGCTGATACCAAATGGCCTCTGGCAAATCCCCGGTCTCAGCGATAATCCGCTGGGCACAGGCCACCCTCTGAGCCCAAGTCTGCAGGGGCAGGCTACTGGTCAAAATCTGGTCTGCTGGTGTCATTGGCCTTGACCTGGAGCTTTCCTCAAACGTAGCTCACTGATAGCCAGGCTCAGGGCTGCTGGGTCAATGTTGGGGAGCTCCACCCTGAGGCCCTCAATAAACGTGGCAGCCATGTTACTGGTGGATGTCCAGGACTTGAGTCTTACGCTAGCACGCACCAGGGCTGCATACACTTCACCACTGGACATGTGCTCAGGCAACGACTTACTGATGGCTGCTAGCACATCGTGTATCTCAGCCTGATACACCCTGGAATCAGCCTGAGGCACCAGCTCTCTGGCCAGGACCTCTGTGGTTACCTCCTCAATCACAGCTCCCTCATTTATGTACAGGTGTGGGGTGGCACGCTGGGGGCTGTGTCCATGCAGCTCCTCATGGAAAAACACCTGCACAGCCTGATACCAGGCACGCTCCTGGCCCAGCTGAGACTCCAGCACCCCGATCCTGTCCACAAGTTTTGAGCGCTGGGCATGCTCGGCTGGTGTGAGGGTTTTTCCAATATAGTCTGAGAGCTGGGACCGTAGGAGCTCCAGATCACTGGAGACCGTAGGACGTGGCCCCTGGAGTGTCTCCCCCGTCTGGGGGCTCAGTGCGATCCTGCCTGTCCACTGGTGCACGGCTGAGGAATGGTCCCCAGTAGCCTGGGCATCTATCACGGTCTCACTACTCCTCTGTACAGCCCTAACAAGAGTAGACATCTGCTGGGCAATCTGCTGGGCCACCAGAGTACGTGTCTGGGAAAAATCACCAGCCTGAGCTGCAGGGCCTTGGAGGGACTGGGCCACATCCCCGATAACCTCAGAGCTCAGGGGCTGTGGGTGCGATCGCTGGACTGGGGCCTTAGGTTTGGGTTTGGCCTTGGGCTGTGTGAGACCTGGGCCTGGCTGGGCCTGGCCCCTGGGCCGTTTGATAACTCCAGCCTGGACTAAACCTGCATTCCTGTTTTTGCCAGCGTTGTAGGCAAAGGTAGGCTGCACGCCTTTTATCGTGGTGGTGGTGACACCTGTCCTGGGGTTTCTGACAGTGATGGGATCTGTGTCAACTTCCCCATCGGGGGTAACCCCCAGCTTTTTTGCCTGGAAACTGGACACCTGCTCCACCCAGCACGTGCATCGGTATCCATTCGGGGGGTAAGCGTAGTCCCACCATGGGTGGTCAACGGGCAGGACCCTCCCATCCCAGGCCACATGGTCAGGCCTTGGCCTCTCTGGATTGCCGTGCCTGTATCGAAGATAGGGCAGGGCCTTTTTTGCTGCCTCGATACGCTGCCACTGCCCAGCTGCCCTAGCTGTCCTGACATTGGTGTCATAAATGATTTTTAGGCGTGCTGGACTCCCCAGTTGCACGTCTGCAGTCTCCCCAGTGATGGGGTCCACACGTGACTGCCTGCCCCACCAGCCCTTATCTGCCAGGATCGGGGTGATCCGCTTTTGGAATTCCGTGAATGGGAGGCCCTCTCTCAGGGCCTCAGCCACTGCTGTCTGCATGGACTCAATGACATCCAGCTCAGTGGCCTTGGCTACGGCAAAAGCCGTGCTGTGCTCCTCATTCCACACGTCCTGGTACGAAAAAGAGGGCTTCACCCCCTTTTTTGTCACGTACTCAAGGACCTCCACAGGCACCACACCAGCATCAAACTTGGCGTGGTTGGGGCTTACTCGATGGGCAGGGCAGCTCATGCCTTTCCCACAGCCACGATCCTGGTCTCAGTGGCGGCGATCGCCAGCTGCTTTACAAACTCATTCGAGTCAGCTGTCTCGGGGAAAGCTTTGAGAAGCTCAAGAAACTCAGCAAACGAGCCAGCACGATTGGCCATGGCCTCGATAGTGTCTTTGTAGGGCACCAGGATCGGCTCCCATTCCTGCATGGCAGCGTTTACCGTCTGCTCTGCAGTGCGCACGCTCTGAGGCTCTTGGGCATTCAAGGCCAGCCGGTTATTAGGCTGGGGCTGGGGCGGCTGCCCCTTGGGCTGGGGCGGCTGCTGGCCTTGTCCAGGCTGAGGGAGCATCAGCTCCTCCTCAGGGGTACGCATGATGTCTCCCCCCACCAGCTCCTCACCAGGCTCTGGGTCCGGGATCCCAAGTCTCCCACGCACATACTCAGCAGGGACCTGGAGGCCAGCCTGCACCCAGGGCACGGCTGCATCTGACCAGGCCTTGAGATCCTCAGGGGGATCTGTCTCGGGGTAACAGATGGGAGCCAGGGCCTTGGGCCCAAAGTTGAGCATGACAAAGGGCTTTATGACGTACGTCATAACCGTGGCTGCCAGGTTCTGGCCATCAGCCTGGGCTATGTCCTGCCTAACCTTCTCGTGCACGCTGGCCTGGGACAGAGAGCTCCCATCATCGGATGTCATGGTCTGACCCAGAACACCCTTGGACAGCTGTTTATCAAAATACTCAGCCAGCTCCAGGTATGGACTGGTACCCTGGCCTGTACGTCCTGACAGTATCTCAAGGTCAACGGTATTGGGCATGAGTGCAGCAGCATCGTGGCCCAAATTTGCCAGGGCCCGTTTGATGCTCTTTTTCTCATCATCCGTAGTAACCCCTGGCTCATATTTGGCCACCCTGATGGGCATCCCATAGACCTCAGAGAATGCCATCCAGTCCTTGACCGTGAATGTCTTAAACATCCAGGTAGTGGCTGCCAGCATGGCTATCCCACCCCGAATAGGGACTGATGCCCTGAGCCTGGGGTAATGCACGATCAAACCTGGAGGCAGAGGATCCCCATTCTGCCCACTCATGGTGGTTTTGAGCCTGAGCTCAGTCATGGTGTCGTAATCAAAGGTAAAGCACCTGGGGTCAACTCTCCGAAATTCCTTGTAAGTCCACATCTTTGGGTCACTGATGTCCCAAACCGGCTGGCTCACCGCAAAGCCCTTGGAGATGGCATCCATCAGGTCAGCCACTAACCATTGAAAGTTAGGTGTCTCCAGGACGTGCTTTTTGACGGCTGCTGCTATCTCATCCTTGTCTGTATCCAGCCCTGGGGTGGCGGACTCACAGCACCAGTCACAGCCGGTAATGGCCAGCTTTCGAGTCTGCAGGAGGCTGTAATAGTGGAGGTCTCGCTCCTCCATAAACTCAGCCAGCTCCAGGTATGCATGGATGTCATCCTGCCTGGCAGCCCTCAGGATCCCAGCCAGCTCCACAGGCCCTAACCCGTCTGCAACTCGACTCTCCTGGGTGGCCTTGACGTTGGTTACCTCAGCCAGGGCTGGAGGATGCTCAGGGCTGGTGCTGCCAAACAAGGATCTCCAAATGTTGGACAGGGGCATGGTGGGCAGGGTAGCACGTCAATGGGAAAAATGGAAAAAGGCCAAGGCTGGGCTGGGCTGGGCTGGGCTGGGCTGGGCTGACACCTAGAACCATAGCTCGGCAGTCAAGCCGCCCTGCATGGCGCCATGGGCGCCGTAGAAAACCGCCGCTGTAGACGTGGCGTTGGCGAGCGCGGTTAGGTTGTGCATGCCGGGTGCGGCGAGCCGTTGCGCTAGACGCGCGCGCAGCGGCACGAGCGAGCCGCTCACGCTCGACATGTCACGCAGCCCCGTGGGCGCGGTAGTCGAGTCTAGGCCGATGCCTATGGTCGCCGATGCGCCGGCAGCGTTTACGGCTACGATATGCTCCGCGTCTATGGTGTCGATCACTTGCCCCTGCACCAGCTGGATTTTCGCCGATGCTTGGGCGTTGATTTGCTGCCACGTGTCAGCGGTCGGGATCGTCCAGGAGTCGAATGCAGGCGTCCATGTGAACTGGCCGAGGATACGGTTGTCTTGGTTCCAGATGCCGCAGATCGGATTGCTCGCACCGCTCGCTGCCGCCCTATGCGTGAACGTCGTCGCACTGTCTGGCAAGATCGTTCCCAGATACCGCTTGTTGATATCAGTGGCGAGTGTGTAAACACCCTCAAACTTAGTCACCGATTGAGCGCGAGTCGTTGCGTTCGTCCAGTTGATGAACGAAATAGATGCGCTCGTCAGAGACGTTACTGCGATAAAGACGTCGGCAGGAATACCGGATGAAAGCCCCGACAGCGCGGCGCTTATGCCGGATGTAAGCACTACAGGAACCCATGCACTGTTGAACTGTAGACTAATTCTAGTGCCGGTATGCGGAGCTAGTGCCAGCGCGCTAAACGTCCCGTCGCTAGGGATGCTGTTGGTGGTGGTCGCACTCAGCCGAAACCCGTTCGAGCCGTTGTCCGATGATTGAAGGTTGTGCGCGTGATCTGCGCGCGCCCAACTAGTCGACGTGCCTTGTGCGCCGCCGCCTCCTGGTCTTGTGTCGCTTGCTACGACAATGCTAGCCGCTCCAACACTAAACTGATGTGATAAACCCGTAACTCCAACGTTGACGCTGACAGTCCCCAAAATCCAAGCAGTCCCGGCGTAGACCCCTTCAGCAACTGGGATGATACACCCGGTTTTTACTTTCGTGTTCGCGTCGTAGTCCGTGGCACGCGTCCACGGGCCAGCAGCCACAACATAGATGCCGTTGTTTACGCTGGACGACTGCGCATTTATCAACACGCGATCGCCTGCGATCAACGAGACGCTGCTGATCGTCTGCAAGCCCGAAAGCGTGATATTGGTAAAGGATATGGTGCGAACCGCCGCTTTGATGGTGCCTTGCCAAGCGATCGCATTGTCGGTGGAATTTTTAGTCGCGGCATCTTGCGCAGCCAGAGGGTCAGCAACGCTCGTAATGCGCTGCGCGTTGACGCTGACGGCGCTCACCGCCGCCGCAAGCGTTGCAACGGTCTGGTCAGCGCCCGCTGCAATCCCGCTCAACTTGACTTTCTCCGCCGAATCGAAAAACCCCGCCACACTAGCCGTAGCGAGCGCATGCGCAGTCCCGCCGGCTTGCACCCCATGCGCATGCACGTGGTCCGCATGCGCCGCCGTCCCGATCACGCCGATCGCCGTGGTGCCTATGTCGAGCGGCGCAGTGCTCGCAAGTGGTGAGCTCGGCACGTTCGCAAACGCGGCGTGCGTCGCATCGCTCGCAATCAAGGCCTGTCCAGCCGTAGGAGCTGGGCCTGCTAGTTCGACGTACCCACCAGTGACAGGGATCCTCTTGGCTACCCCGGCTGTGTCACTGACCAGACCCCAGATGGAATTGCCATCCTCATGATAAAAAATCCACTCATAGTCAGCCCCAGGCAATAGCTGGGCACTGGAGCCACGGGCCCCGTCAAGGCCTTGAATCTCGGAAGTCCCCAGGACATTGACCTGCACAGGGACTGTCACATCCCTACCCACGTACAGGGCAAAACGAGCGTCAGTAGGTGGGGCCTCCAGAGAGGACACAATGTAGACAATGATGGGGGTGGGACTAACAGGTCTCTGCTGGATAAAGCCCCAGGTGCCTGGCAGGATCGTGGCTGCACTCGTGGTGCTAGTCCAGAACTTGATAGATGGATCGTAATGGAGCCCAGGCACTCTCCAGACTGCATGGGTCCCATCCATTCCAGTCAGGACCTGGCCCTCGATAGGAGGAGCAGAGGCAGAGACATCCACGGGGCTGCCCGTGGTCGCCAATGCCGTGGCTGGGCCACCACCCCCAGTGCCTGGCTCACCTGGAGGGCCTTGGGGCCCAACTGGCCCAGGAGCTCCCGGCTCACCTGGCTCCCCCTGAGGCCCAGGCGTCCCTGCCTGGGATACGCTCACACTAAAGGTGGGTGTCTCAGGCACCACCACGTTTACCACCAGGCATTCATCGGCCATAATGTGATCCTCCTGCCATGCCCCCAGCCGCCACACCAGCCATAAACCTTGTGCCCTCTGAGCTGACCCTAAAGACATCTATCGGGGCATCAGTTGCGATACGCATGAACGTGTTTAAGAAAGATGGCCAGCCATTTATCTTGACACCCTACAACGTTACGGCGCCTTTTGTCAGTGGTGGCGGCATGATACCCCCAGTGGGGGCCTGGACTCTGGTGGTGGAGGAGTCAGCGATCCATCTCTCCCTGGCCAAGGCAGACACCCTGGCCATGGCTCCAGCTGGCTCCATCACATGGCACTGGACGGTCTGGCTAGACAACACCACGGCCCCCGAGAGTCTCTTACTGGCACATGGGGATCTAGGCCTGCTGGACCCCTAACGGAAAAAGCCCATCCTGGTCTGGGACGGGTTTTTTCGTGGTCAGACAGTCCAGGGAAACATCCTGACCAGTTCTGCCAGCTTGGTCTGCAACTCCTGCCTTTGATCTGGCATAAGCGTGTCTGCCTCTTGGATTTTGACCCCCACCTGCATCATGGGCACAAAATCCTGGTAGGCATCCCCCAGGGGGCTGACAGGCTCCAGAAGTAGCCTCACGTGCAACGGCTGCCAGATGTCGTGCTCACGTGCCCAGGCATTGGTGTGGAGCTGCAGGAGCTCCTGACAGAACATGACAGAGCTCAGTATCTCCGATACCCTACGCTCAAAATAGTCAGTGGCCATGCTCACACCACCTGGCCAGGAAACCTGGGGACGATCTTGCCTGTCTCTGTGTTTTTGTACCGGACATCCTGTGTCGCCTCGATTGCCTGCCCAAACTGCTTGGCCTCATCGTAGGTAGGATAAATAACACTGGCTGTGCTCCAGTGTCGTGAGCTCTTTTGTTTGGTCTGCACTATCCAGGTCACTTTGTTAGCCCTCCGCCCATCTCCGCAAATAAATAATAGCCTGGCTGACACGCTGATTGCCAGGCCACACACCAGCTAGGTCAAACGGTTTTCTGAGTAAGGTTTTTTGCCCGTTGTAGTTTCACGCCTGCCCGTTCCCAGCCTGCACATTTGAAACAGTATCCAGGGTTTTTTGATGCCACCTTTTTATCCCAAACGTATGTCAGCATTCCAGCAGGCCCACAGTCCAGACCTGTCTCAACTAGGGCAAGCTCTGCGGCTATCACAAGCTGAGAAGAAACAAAGCCAGAATTCTCATTGCGAAAAATGGTGCAAGTCCACCCATCCAGCCCGTTCATGGACTTTATGCCTGACCCAGGGTGTGGCCTCCACCAGCCCCAGACTGCACCGGGCAGCTTTAGGACCACAGTTTGCCCAGGTGGCATAAACTGTGGACTGCCAACCTTACGCCGCGAATAGTGATTGTCTGCAAGGGCAGCACAGTCCTTGTCAGCCTTGCCTACTCTAAGCCACTGCACTTTGTCAGCCCTCCAGTAACTTCATTTTTTCCAGCTTAGCCAGGCATTTGGTACAGGTGGGCAGGCCCTCCTCCTCCATATCACACAGGGAGTCAGCCTTGACCGTCCCACACAAGGCTGTAATGCCCTCATCCGTGCTGGCATGCCTGAGCAGGGCACGCTCTGAGATGTCTTTGCCCTTGTAAGCAGCTGCCAGCACGCCATGCACAGTGAATTTAGCCATGTCCTAAATATACCTGTGAGAAAAACCAAAAACAACTAACCACCAGTCCACACCATGATTGTCTCCTCCTCATCCCAGGCTTTGAATCCAGCACGCTCATAGAATGCACGCTGCCTCTCTGTGTCGTCTGAGTACCCACCAGGTATGACATGCACCACCTTTACTGGGGCCTTGGCAATCTCCTCCAGCAGTTTGGCCAGCACAGCTGACCCATGGCCCTTGCCCCTATCGGCTGGAGCTCTGACCAGCACTCTGGACACCCACCAGTGCCTCATGGCTGGAATGTAGTCAGCTGAGGCAGTGGCCACCAAACCCGTTTCCAGGGCAGCAGTCACACTAATAGACATCCCACCATTGCTTACATGAAAAGATAGCGGCATAGCTCCTCACTTGAGCACGTAATCACCAGCCGGATACAGCCCTATATCCATGGCAGCACGCTCTGGGCCCACACGCTCCACTCCCTGGAGCTCTCCCAGGGCCAGAGTCGAGTTGAGTATCAGCCAGCCCAGCTGAGAGGCTGGCTGCAAGTCCTGGCTCAACAGGCCTATCTCAGCCTCTGGTGCAAAGTGGTTTCTGACCCCCGTATCCCTACCATCCCGCAAAAACTCAGCAGTCCTGGCAAGCTGGGTAAACTCGATAGAACTACCAGCAGCAAAAAAGCTCCACAAGTCTTTCTTGTACACCACCACCAGGACGCTAACATGGTCAAGCCTGCCAGACCTGGCCACCAGACTAATCCTTGGCAGTGGCGGCAAACGGATTAGCCAAGTACCCCAGGGGCCCCGTGGCCTATAATCGGACTGGGGCTGAGAGCTGATAAAAGCCGTCATCCTCTCCTCAGAGACAGCAACGGTAGGCAGACCGGAACGGCCCCAGCTCCCAGCTATCGCCAGCATAATCTGACTGCCCATACCATACATGCCCACAGGTACGGGGGCATTCACTATCAGGCCATCTGTCTCTGTGCAGTCGTAAAAATACCAGCCACGTGCATCCGTGTACGCAAGGGCTGCCAGTGTATTCTCACGTTCCTTAGACACTCTAACCTCCAGCTCCCTACCGTTGATAGTACGCCTGACTACCCTGCCACCCAGCCCACGTGCCACTAGTTCGGGCCCCTGGCCTTGGTTTTTCGTAGGGCCTCAGCAGCCCTCCAGACCTCTCTGGGCAAAGTCTGTTTTTCGGACTCAGTCAGGGCCCGTAGCTGACTGGAGGTCACAAACATGCTGACATCTGTGCAGCTAACACAAACCGAATAGTTACCAGGTGCTGGCTCGTTTCCATCATCCAACTTGTGAGCAGCTGTGGTCACATCGTGAGGGTAGTTGCAGTAAGGGCAGGCATAGTCATGGTCCGAGTGCCTGGCCAGGCCCACCACCCTGCCAGCCTTGTTTCTCATCTCACTTATCTTGGGCTTTTTCTTGGACATGGCTCAAAGACCCCTTAAACGACGCCTGATTGTCATGGCACTACACCCCAACTTGACAGCCAGCTGCCCTGTGGTCAGCTCCCCATCCCGAACCATCTGGAGGTCAGCCTCACTGATTTTTGTCCTTGGCCGTCCTGTATGCACACCAGCAGCCTTAGCTTTGCGCACACCCCGCCTAGTAGCGATAGATATTTGACGGCGACAATGTTCACACAGTGCCATCAGGGCTCACTCCGATAGCTTGCCCAGAAACTCATTCAGGAGCTTGACCACATCTGCCCTTTTGGCGTTTGACATGTAGGCAGTAGAACCACCAGGGCCCAGGTCAAACATGAAAAAGCAAAAACCCACACCCTCTGGCATGCAGGTGGCAATGGCCTTGCCCATTCTCCTGCACTCAGCCTCCAGGGCCAGCCGGCTGTATTGCTGCTCTGGGGTCTCGGGTTTGTGGTCAGAGCTCATCACCCTCATCCTCCTCTGGATCTCCATGGAAAAACTTATGGTCAACTGACCTGTTAGGGTCCCTGATGTCAGAGTCCCAGGCAGATGGATTGACCCTGTGTGTGTCTAAGTCCATGACTACACCTGACAGAACGTCCACACAATCATCATGTGGTCTTTTTGACATGGGCAGTCCCAGCGCTGGGGGGAAGGATTCTATTTCATTGAAAAACACAGCCCATTCTAGATCATCCCCAACCACCCAGAGCTCCCCTGAGTAGGCCAGTTGGCTGGGCAGGGTGGCGTACTCACGTTTGCTTTTGACCTGAGGCCCCAGCACCACCCCGATGCCCTTGCGATTGAGGATCCTTTTCATGCGCTGGGCCTGGTCGAGACCGGCCTGGGCAGGGTCTACCCACAGCCCCACCAGCACACGTGGCCCATCCTCCTGAGCCTGTCGGACGATCGCTGCCTCGATTGCTCCAGGTGCATCTCGGTAGCTGGCCAGGTCCTGGAGCACGATCCTGCCCCTGTCATGCACGTGGATGGGCCTGGTGAGCCCTGCCAACAGGCCCCGAGTCCAGTCAGGATTGCCCTCACGCCTGGCCCGAAAATCCAAGGGCCTGGGCACACTGGGGACCAAGTTGCCCACCATGGGCGTTGCAGCTCTATCCCACCACCTGACCTGCCTGGAGTAAACCAAGGCCCTGGCCTCTGCTGGCTCCAACTTGGGAAACCATCCACGCTGGAACATGTCCCCAGCTCCCTCTCTGATACGCCAGTTCCCTTTGAGCATGCGTGCCTGGAGTATCGGGGGCAGGCTTTTTAGTTTTGTCAGGTAGGTTTTATCCAGCTCCAGGAGCTTGCGATTGTCAGTGACCTTGGATGCGATAAACGTGACTGAGACCGTGGCATCCCCGGACCCCAGGGCCAGGAGCTCCTCCCTGGTGTCAGCCCAGAGCATCTCCCCGCTGGGTTTACGCCAAAAATACCGTTTGACCCCATCCCTCTCAGGTACGGGGTAACCATCAGGCCCAATCCACCAGTCGATGAGCTCAGTCAGGACAAAACTGTCAGGATCTGGATTGCATGTAAGCAAAAACCGTCTGGGCACACCGGATGTTGTGCGCAATCGGCTGAATAAAAACCAAAACTGGTCTGAGGTAAAGTGACAGGCCTCATCAAAGCAGATTCGAGCATAGGCCTTGGACTGGTGCTGCCTCACGTCCTGGGAGTGCTGCAAGTGCCTGGCCTCGACACGTGCACCCCCTGGAAACTTCCATTCGAGCACAGGGCTTTGCCTGCTCACAGCCCCAAAGTACGGATAAAAGCCCTCCATCTCAGACCAGATGGAGCCTGACCCTGTGAGCTCTGGGCTGGTACGTCTAAAGGCTATCCCACCATAGCCCTTAACGTGCCCATATTTGCCCAAGTCATAGACCGCTAACCAGGACTTGCCACCACCAGCAGCACCCCCATAAACCAAAATATCAGCATCTGATTCCGCTGCCTTGGTCTGGGGACCTGGCTGGGCATCTATGGTCAGCTCTGACATCAGGCCTCTGGCTCTGGCTCATCCTCCAGATCTGCATCATCTGACAGATCCTCAATATCATCCTCACTATCGACAGGGCCCGTATCTGCCTCAGCCACGATCGTGGAATGCTCCAGCCCTGTGTCAGTTGCCTGCACAGAAACCTGGTGAGGCCCAGTCACAGTGGCGGACATCCCCGAGGGCACCAAAACGTCAAGGTCCACAGCAATGGGGACCGTGATATGGGTTTGCCCTGTGCCACCCTCACCCTCACCCCCATCAGGGGGATCTGGTGGGTCAGGGGGGTCAATATTCGCATCGATTACGATCACACGTGGCTGTGGGTTTTCCTCTGGCATAACACTCTCCCATTCTTTCAAAAGACCCAGGGCACGTGCTTCACCCTCCAGGTCTGAAAACGTTTTTATAAGCTTGCCCCCATCCTCCCTGGAGACAATGCCCCAGAGCTGCTGCACATGGTCCCAGTAAAGGGAACATTGGATGCGTTTGAGGGCCCTACGCATGCGAGCAATCAGGGTCCTACGGCCCACCAGCACCCTGTCAGGGGGTGGGGGCAGCAGGATGGTCGTGGCGGCAGTGGTGGCGGCTGGGGCCTCCTCCCTCTCCCCCTGCAGCCTGTCGGCTGCCTGCACCATGGCCAGGAGCGTGTGCAGGGGCAGCCCGTAGCCAGCTGAGACACGCCTGTGGGTGCGTCCCTGGAGGATGCTGTAGATAGCAGCCCCTGACACCTGGAGGGTCTGGGAGATGCTGGCTACGGTCGAATTCCCCGAGAAGTACAGGGCCCGTACCCATGCCGCTGCCATGTCCGTGATCTTGGCATTGGGCCTGGGTGCCCAGACGTGCCCTCTGTGGCTCCAGTGCTGGGGCCCCCTACGTGAGGCATATGCATCGAATTCGCTCTTGATGCTGCTGGTGGCTGCATTGTCCCTGTCCTTGGTTTTATCAAGGAACTGCCTGAGCTTGCCTACCTCCAGCAAGGCCTCTGGTGTGCGTTGTAGCCCCATGCTCCAGCAGATACGCCAGATTGTACAGGCTTTGCAACAGAGATCTCACGTAGCCTGGATTGGCTGGCTCTGGAATCGCAAGGGCCAAAAATCAAAAACCCCAGCCAGAGGCCAGGGTTTTTGATGGAGCTCACCACGTCTGGCTATGTCGACTCATAGACCCAGGCAAAAACGCTACGTAACCGGACCCCGTTACCACCCTTGCGCTCGCAATCCCTCAGCAAGGGCAAAGCCCTCTGCCTGGCATCAGCCCAGGTTACCAGCTCATCCTGGCACTCATTCTCCATACCGCTCACATCGTAGCACTGACTACACATGCGTACGTTTGAACCAGTGCCCCCACGTGTTTTGCGCTCGCATACTTCACAAGAAAACACACCTTTGCCACGCTCAAACTTGCTGTGCATCTGTCTTACTCCCTGCAGCTGACTAACAAAGCATCTCAAAAATGAGAGTGCGTGTCTACGTGTCAAAGATGAAAAACCCTGCCTGGGGTACCGGGCAGGGTTTGGGGTGCCGATGGGCTGGGAAGTCAGCCCTCCACCAGTGCCAGAATCTTTGGATTGCCCAGGATAAATGCCCTGGAGGTCTCGGAGTCACAGAGCTGGCAATCCTCCAGCATCCCCCTATGGTCTAGCCGCTGCCAGCTGCCCAGACCGTCTGCATAACGCACACGCACAGTGGCACCTTTGACCTCTGTGACCAGAGCCAGCTCACCAGAGATACAAACAACAGAGTGCCTGATAATGGAGGCCTTTTGCAGGGCCAGGACCATGGTCAGGGCTGCATCCTCCCTGTCAGCTGCCTGCTGGCGTAGCGATTGCGAAAGCTCATAGTTGCCTGCATCAAAGGCCTTGGCTGCACACTCGCGCTTTACCTGGGCCTCAGCTCTCAAGGACTCGATAACTACTGACTTGGACATGTTTTTGGCCTCCACTCAAACCTGACTCACAAAGTCTGTCAAAAACCTGGGTGCGTGTCTACATGTCAAAGATGAAAAAAGGGCTGGGCCTCACTGCACACCAGCTGCCAGGGCATCGCACTTGCGCAGCGCTGCACCACTGTGGATGGCCTCCTGCAGCAAGTCCATGGCCAGGGTGTCCCTCCTGGCTGCAGCCTCATGCACAGCCTCCTGGAGCTGCCGCACGCACTGGGCACGGGCTGCCTGCTGGCGTTGCTGGGTCTGCTGGAGCTCCAGCTCCTCCTCATGCCAGATCTGCACCCCGAGCAAGGAAACAACACCCACCACAAAAACGAGATACTTCATACGGCAAGCTTGCTGGGTCCTGGGTGTGGGTGTCTAGCCCTCCACATCAAGGCCCACCCCCCTGAGTATGATCGTGGCCTTGGGCATGTCGGCTGCTGAGTCTCGGAGCTCTTTGGGTGCATCAAAGTGTCTCAGGATCATATCGAGCAAGCTTGCTTTCTTCGTAAACCAGTACTTCCAGGCCACTGTGGTGCCCTCGATTGTCACCACAGGTTCAATGCGCTCCAAGCACGCCGCTAGATCGTCTGGCAGCTCCCATGGGGGCAGCTGACTCCCATTACGAAAAGCAGCACGGGGGTCAGCACATATCATGCGCCACAGCAGGAGCATGACGTTGTCTCTCACATCTGCATGCCTCTCACGCCTGTCTCTCAGCATCTCCCCAAGGGCAGCACGCACTCTGTCAATCTTGAGCCACCGTGCACCCATCCCCGAGGGCATGTTGCAGGCCTCCTCTGCTGCCTTTACCGAAAAGTTAGGGTCTGACATCAGAGCGGACAGGAAACTGTATTGCTCGTTTGATAGTTGTGACTTGGTCAGTGCATCGGCTGCTGAGTCTCGGGTCTGCTGCTGGCCTACAGGCATAGATCGTAGCTCCTGGCAAGGAAAAAACGCCTGACCTATAACATGGCTATCTGTTCAGATAAATAGCCTGTCTGGGGTGGTCCTTGGCCTGCCTTGGCTGTGCAAAGTAGGTACTGCAAATGCCGCTCTTTATCACGTTTGATAGCACTTAAGGACCGTAGGGAGTACATTTTGAGTTGAATTGGAGGTAAATAGTATAAAAAGATGGCTATACCAGCTATAGACAAAAATCATTTTTCCAAGTAATGTCAAAAACACTGACTTTTATCATGATCTACACTTGATACATCAACTAAAAATGTACTCCCTACGGACTTCCAACAAGAAATTAGATCAATAGTAGCAATTTTTCTCTGCGGCTGCATGCACAAATCATGCCAGACAAAATCAAACCCCTGTCGCTGAAATTACTTGACAACCTAGACAAACTGGAGATGTCAGCCGATCTGCTGGAGCAGATCACTGCCCCCCCTGTCGACAATAGGCGTGCAGCCCCTGGCTACCATCTGCACCGTCCAATGGTCTCTGTGCAGTATCGACTCCCAATACCTCTATATGCCTGGATAGAGGATGTGATCCTGGCAAAGTCAGGCTGGGGCTGGAGGCACTTCTCAGAGGCAGCTGTGTTAGCAGCCCTGTCTCCTCAGTGGGTGCACCCCACTTGGCATGTCAATTTTGTGTTACGTGGTAGACGTGGTGGCACTGCTGACTCCTCACGTATGTGGAATTTCACGCCATTCCAAGATCTCATCCCAGACAATCGTGGAGCCAACAAAAACCTAGACCCAAACAACTGGGATGCCCATTACTTGCTGTACCCCAGCCACCTTGAGGGCAGGACCCCAAAAACCAAAGACTACGGGCTGGTAAACTTCGCCTGGCACGGGCACCAGCACTGGTTCTGTGACCAGCTGACCCGCATTACACCCCCTTACACGTACACTGAGAGGGCCAAACGTGTGGGAGAGTTTCAGATGAGTGTGTCAGACCTTGTAAGACAGTGTGTGGTGGCCCACTTCTCGGCTGGTGGCATTGCAGCAGCCCGTGAGGCCATCTTTCAACTGTGGAGGGAGTATGTGGGAATTCGTCTTGGGGTGTCTCCCAGCCCCCTGCCTACAGTGGACGGCATTATGCGCTACATGATAGAGCGCAGAATCTGTAACAGTAACCATTCAAATGTGAGGCTCTGGGATGCCATCGTGGAGCCGTTCCAGCAGCACCAGCAATTCCAATGCCAGTTTTGGCACCCCAGCGTAGTCAAGCAATTCATGCCTCTAAACCTGTAACACCCAGGCACCCAGGGGGGTCCTATCGTGGTCTATACACCGTGCAGCCTGTGTGGCAGCCCAGCGCTGCCCGTATTCCTGACAGTTCAATGTACCAAGCCTGGGTGCCTAAACTACCCTGTGTCTCGACATCCAGCAGGCCCCTGGGTACCGGGCAGCTGGCAGTGGGCATGCCATGAATACGATCTGGGCTACGTGCTCTGCTATTATCAGCCCTGCACCACCAACGTAACCTGCCCGGTAAATCCCCATAGCGTCTGGCAGGCAGATTCTGAGGCCTTGAATCTGACCTGGTATTATCTCTGGCTCTCCGAATCGCTGGAGCTCCA